CTGGAACTATCAACTAACTGACTGACAGTACCTGATGGTTTCACACAAGTGATAGCAGTAGATTGTGGTATACCTAATTTACCAGACCACTCTTTATTGGTTTGTACAGCAACTGATCGCAAAGTGTTCAGGTTATCAATTAACTTCTTTCTTGAATTTTCTACCCAAGGTAAAGCAAGGTAGTTATCTAATATACCTGTAAGTGATACACCAAGTAATCTCTCCTCTTCTGTATTATTTTGCCATCTTTTACGCAAATAACCAAAGTTGGTGAAGGTAGCCTGTATAGTGCCTAGTATAGTAGCGATCTTTACTTTTCTTTTTAGTGTATCCACTGTATCACCTGCACGTACTACAACTTCCGTAAGATTACAGAACTGATTTGGTCTTAATATAATTTCTGAACAAGGATTTGTTCCAAATTCTACATCAGCATCTCTTCTACCATTCTGTCTAGCTTTCTCTTGTGCTGATGCTCTGTTAAATATTCCCCTTTCCCCAGATTTGCTTTCATAAAGGGATAACCATTCTTTCATAAATGTTCCCGTATCCGGTCTGTCTGTATAAACAGCAGAATTATTAGCTAATGCCCGTTCCGGATTTGTAGTCCACCACTCTCCCTTTTTAGCTGAACGTATTCTATCATCAGATAAATTAGACAAAGATATAAGAGCTGATCTACGAACACCACCAACAACAACTACCTCTCCTGTTTTACAAACTATATCATGGCATTCCATAGATGTAAGTTTTCTTCCTTTTGCATTCTTAAACTTTTCTATAGTAAAATCAAATAAATCTACTAAAGGTTGTGGGCCACTAGCCCTTCCACCAAATGTTTTAAGTCTGGAACCTGCAAGTCTAACTTTTGATACATTTACTTTAGGAATGCGAGAAGTATAGAGGTAAGATATTAAATCTCTAAATGCTCTTGCCCACCCTTCTTTAGAATCAGCTACAGCTATAACATCATCCGTCTGTTCAAATTCTCTATTGGGAACAGTGGGCAATCCACTAACGTACTGTCTTTCCACAGAAAATCCTACACCTGTGCCATTCATTAAAACATACAAAACTTCATCAAATGCTTTTGGATTATCTATCGGTATATACGAACAGTTATAGCTTGCTACATTTTCCCTTTCCAATGCTTTCCCTGAAGTCATCAAAGCCCTCATACTTGGCATAACTTCAAGGGATAGTATAGATTCTTCTAGCATTGTCCATGTATTGGAAGGAACTTTTGCTTCAATGTTTTCCTGTACATGGTATTTAAAAAAGGTTACAAGTCGGTTAACCGTTTCAGACCACGTTTCTCTACTTCCTTTTTCCTCCAGCCATCTTGAATACCTTGATAGATGTATAAATGACTGATAGCTTGTAGGTAAATAATTTCCATCTACCACTATTTATCTCCATATTCTAATTCTAATATCAATTCAGCATAATGTATAACCTTTTTTATATCTTCTGCACCATTTTTTAATCTATGGCGAGAAATATATTTTACTATATTTCCTTCACAGAAGTCAAGTTTATTTTTTGCAATGTACTCTATAGGCATAATTTTAAAATGCCTGTAGTGATCTCCACCAATTTGTTTTTCACTAGCTATCATTTCTTCTTCAGCTGTCATTCTTGCCATGTATTTTTCATGAGGCTCATGTACCCTTTTCATCATCATCTCCAAACAAATAGGTAATATTATCTACATTTTTAGGTTGTCTCTCTTTTTTTCTTGCTATTAAATCATCTATAATAGGAACATCTACAGTGTTTTTTAATTCTTCCAATATAACACTTTGTCCCCGTTCCTTTAATACATCCATATCATTAGCTAGATAAGATAAGACACCCCTTACAAGAGCATAACATAGATCTACATAATTTCTTCCCATCGTATGCGTATCAAAAATACCTAAATCTACACCATCTTTGCCATTAGGTCTAATTAGCAGTACATACATATCTTTAGGTAAACCCTCTTTATATTTTAATAATTCTTCACTATTCATCCATCCATTCCTGTGGCAAAAATCCTTGACACCATTTAAAACCATGACGTTCACACCAACCTGCATAAGTTGTTTTAGATCCTTTATACAGCTTATTGTTTGCATTCATGAATAGAAAACGTATATCTAATTCAGGATGTTGTTTTTTTATCAACAGATGCTTTCCTCTATCTGCTGTCGTAAGCCTTCCTTTTGCTTCTATAAGAAACTTTTCTAAAGCAAAGTCAGGAATATAAGTAGAATGCCTAACATAATCTATTTTCTCCGATTCGTATTTAAATTTTATTTTATATTTATTTAAAGCTACAGCAATGCCAAGCTCAAAATCCGATCTGTATCCATGACTGCGTAGCATGTACTTCCCCTCATAAAATAACCATCATAAAAAAACTAATCATAGCTACTATTACTAATATATACCCAGCAATTAACAAATCTCTATGCATTATAGTTTCGGTAAATTTCTAGATATTATATCTTCAAATTTTTCATTAAAGTATTTAAAAGTTTTTGGTGCACTTTCTTTTAAAATACTTCTTGTCTCTACCATACCTGTCCAATGCAAAACAACAAGACCACCTCTTTTTTTTGCATGTACAGCAAGTTCTCCTAAATCATAATCTATTTTTTCTAAATGTTCTTCAAACCTATCATCTTTCCACGGTTCGTCTAAATCAAAAGTAGTTGTCATTCTTATAGGTAATCCACTTGGACTATTTCGTAATTCTTTAACTATACTATCCCCACCAAATTTTTTATCACATTCAGGATATCCAAAGTAAGTTTCATTATTTAGGTAACCATCACCGATAGTTACTTCTGTAGATAAATAAATCATACTTCTACCTCCCGTTTCTTTAATTTAGTATACCAGATTATAGGTCTTTGTGTTGCTTGTGTACCAACTCTTCTATGTTGTTCTGCAGAAGGCCAGCATTGTTTCTTATAATCACAATAGCTACAAATAGTATGCATCAGTCTATTTCCTGTAGCAATAATCTCACCCTTTCGTTTACCATATTGTACCCTAAATGTTTCTTCTCTATCTGCAAATTCTTTTTTAAGAGGTTTATTTGCTGTCATAGTTTTAGCATTCTTCTCTGCTTTTTCCAATTCCCCATCCGAATCTTCCTCTTGATAATCCGGTGCCTCACAAACAGCCCATTCACCCGATGCTTTGTCTATAACAATCCACCCACCAAAATCCATATTCTTTGCTTTGCTGTACAGGTATCCCTGCATAAGATAACCAAAAGCATCATCTTCTTTTACCTTATTGTATCCACCAAACTCTCCACCAAATTTTTTAGAGAAAGCATACGGGGATGCTGATTTTATATCCCAGACTTTGCCATCAATAACAACGTCAAGAGTACCATCAAGTTTACAGGATTTTAAATCAAGGGACACTTTTTCTTGTTCTGATTCTACATTAACTTCTGATGATTTCAGTATAACCATAGCAATTGCTTCTATTATATCACCAAATAAAAATCGCATAATTGAATTATACGCTATTTCTTTATCTGATCCATTTTTATCATGCCATTGTTGACATAATGGCCTACCTAAACCACTCATGCGTAATGAATAACTACCCCTGCCACGAGATATTTGTTTGACAAGAGCTTTTCCACAATTGTCTTTAAATTCTTCTATAAGTTCAGGGTCTAGATCAATGCCCTCTCTTGTGGCACGATCTAGAAACCCTTGCACTTTCATGAGAATAGGATTAAACACAACCTATCCAGTTGTTCCGTCTAAAACTTCACTAAAATTAGATAGATCACCGGCTTTAGTTCGTTTTTCCTTTTCCGTTTTCCATGCATTAAGAACCTTCTTGTTTATAGCCTCTTTGGTTTCAAAGAATTTAGTCATCAATTCCTGATCACCATCCTGTATTTGTACATTTTTTAGTACAGAAAGAATAGGAACATAATAAGAATTACCACCAAGTTTCTTCCTTGAAGTAACAACCTTGTTAACTACAGTACACATGATTTGCTTTTGTCTAGCTATCATTTTTATGTGATCACTAACAGGTATAAAACTTGATCCTCTTATATACCAGACAGAAGGGATTTCATTCTTCATTTCTACCTTCTTACCATCAGCATCTATAGGATCAATAAGTTTTACAGTATTATA